TTCAAATTTATTTGTTCCAAATATCATCGTGGGAGAGTGCGAATAAATTGGGCACCCCATGGAGATATAGGTACTTCAGGAGATTACACCACTGAGGTTTACACTAAGATTGTTGATATAACTGAAGAGAATGATGTGGAATTTACTGTACCATACACGCAATTAACTAGTTATTTGAGGACAGCCGACGCTACTAGCGTAAATTTTTCTCAATCATCAACGAGTACTGCTCTTGTGAATGTGTTACATAATGGTATATTGACTGTTCGGGTTTTGAATGAACAGTCTAGTCCAGTGACTTCAGCCGATATACAAATGTTAGTGTTTGTTCGAGGAAGTGATAATTTGGAATTTGCAACTCCAACACATGTTTTGCAAAAGTTCAGTCCATACGCTGTTCAAGGTGATGTTGGTTATGATACCGAACCTGGTCATTATGAGTTGGGTGTATCGCCTTCTGTAGCAGACAAGAATATAAATTTGACACATATGGGTGAATCCATAGTATCATTGCGTACTTTAATGAGGAGAGCAACTAAATATGTTCGTATAAACACAGATCAAGGTTCAATTATTGATGAACATATCACATACTTGAGTGTTCTTGGAAGGTCACCTGCTTACCCCGGTTTCGATCCTAATGGTCTAACTCTAGCTACTGGTATAGTATCATCTGTGAATGAACCATTTAATTGGACTTTATGGAACGCAACTACTTGGTTTTCATTGTGTTTTGTTGGTTCAAGAGGATCTTACCACTATATTGTTAACCCCTCTTTGGAACGAGATACTAAAACACTTATAGTTTCACGATCAACAGACACCTTTGGTCCAACAACTTTTAGTACCGCAACGACAATTGGTTCATCTAATACAGCTGAATTTGAACGTTCATTTGCCTTACAAGAGTACGAAAGTGGTATGAGTGGTATGACTTTAATTAGTCAGACCTCACGTAGCGGAGCGATGGTCTCCATCCCTATGTACAGTCGTTACAAATTTTTGAACAATTCATCATCAACACGAACTAAAGGTAGTTCCGTAGATGAGAGTGATACTGATGCTTTTTCAATTCAAACTGATTATTCACATATCACAGGTACCGATTGGATACCAAATCCTCGTGTAAATTACACGGATTTATATGTTTCTGCGGGTACTGATTTCAGTCTTGTTTTCTTCTTGAATATACCAAGTCTGTACTATTATGGCTCCACACCCGCTGTGTCTACGTAAAGGAGAAAACCTTTGAAAATCTGGCTTCATTATGCCAATGACATTTATGTCAAAATGATGATAAAACACGATGGTCGATGTCGTGTCTCATATCTTTATATGAGTTCGAGCTTCGAGCTAGTCTGAAAGACGCTATCCGAGAGGATTGCTTCAAGGTTATTTTTTGTAACATTCCCCAGACTTGCTCTTGCAAGCTCT